GGGGGGGGGCGTTTTTTTTAAGAGGGGAGTGGGGTGCGCCAAACCTCACAAACCCCCATTTCCACACGAGGGCGATTTTTAGGTCCGTGGGGGATTGTAGAAATAAAGCCCCGTATCGGGCTAATCGTTTGACAATTTTAAAAAACAGAATATGGATTTTGATTTTAATTTTGGTGGCTTTGGTGTGGCGGGCGACAACACAGGACCGGGAGTCGACATTCGTGCTAACGACGAAGAGGTAAACAAAATCGAGGCTAAAAGAGCGCATCGACGCACAAAAGAGTGTACGGAGCTGTCGCAAAAGTACGAGTACCGACGAGCATTTAGCGAAGTTCGAATGCTCGAGGCTATGAAGTATGTTCATCTTAAGAACGGTCATACATACAATTTTATCACCGCCGGCGACGTGGATAGTCTTACTTATCTCAAAATAGTGCTAAACCAGCGCAATTTGGATTATTGTCTGTTCTCGACTTGGTGTATGGCTGCAGAAGACATATTGCAAGTGACGAAATGGTTCGACGACGGGAAGATAAAGAAAATCGATATGTATTTAGGCGAGATTTTCCCGGGAAGCTATAAGGTCGAATGGGATATGGTAAAGAAGTTCTATCAACGGCACCCTGATGCAGGGAGGGCGGCAGTCTTTAGAAACCATAGCAAGATTTATGCAGGGTGCAACTATGACGATGGATTCTATTTTGGTATTCAGACAAGTGCGAATATTAATACAAACCCGCGAACAGAGCAAGGAAGCATAACTATCGACAAGGGAATTTTTGATTTTTATAAAGAGTATTTTGATGGCATTCAATCATTTGAAAAGTAGGAGGTTGGTCTTATGGGGGTAAGAAAAGACGCTGATAAATTGAAAGAACAATTTATCGGGGCCCTGAAAGTAGGGTATGGTATTATTACCACAGCATGCGAGGCGGTAGGCATCAGCCGGACGTTGCTCTACCAGTGGCTCGATAGCGACGAGGATTTCAAGGCGAAAGTTGACGAAGTGACCGAAATGCAAGTCGATTTTGTGGAAAGTAAATTACTTAAAAATATATCCGAGGGCGACACGACCGCAATTATATTTTATCTTAAAACAAAGGGTAAAAAGCGTGGATATACCGACAAGATTATGCCCGAACGCAAGAAAAACGTGTCACAAGAAAACGCCTTGCCTGACTTGAGCGTGACGGATAAGAAATTAATCGAACGCAAGATAAAGAGTAAGCGTTCATATATTGTCAAAATCTTGAAAGAACAAGGTAAATACACAAAGGAATTGACCTATCAAGTCGACGTGACGGCGCAATTGTTGGTACGTACCGACATATTGCGACAGGAACTTATGCGAGACGGCTATAACGCCGTGAATGTAGAATATAGCCGGGAGGGTAACGAGCGTTTGACGATTAACCCGAAAGAAAAGCTGTACGTCGAGGCTTTGGAGACTGCACAAAAAGCATTACGGGCATTAGGTATGAATACGGAGAGCAAGACAAGCGCACCTGATACGAACAGTGGCCTTGACGACTTGATTAACCGTGTGAAGAGCGTGGAGGAAGACGAATGACAGAAGAGGAAAAGCAAATACTTCGAGAGCTGAAGAGTGACACGGCTGACTATCTTCGGTGTAACATAGATACTTATAAAACCACGTTCTCACGTGCGCTTTTTGATACCGACAAGCGTATAGGTGACTATGTTTGCGAAGTTATTGCCAATCCGGACGACCATAATCTTTATGAATTATTAGGTATTCGTCGCTTTTTCTATTTAGCCGGAAAATATAAATGGAAGAAAGGCAAGGTGAAAAGTTTTTTTAAGTTCTATGAAGCACTGCGTTTTAGCGGCATACGGGGCAGAACACGTTACAAGTTAACACCCGTGCAGGCTTTCCAATTTGCATCAATCTATGGATTTGCAATGCAAGACGGCAGAAGACTGATACGCACGGCCTATCTGTTTGTACCGCGAAAGTTTAGCAAGACCACGTCAAGCGCGGCAATGGCCGTCTATGATATGCTTTTTGGTGATAGCAACGCGCAAGCCTATGTCGGCGCAAACAGTTATGATCAAGCAAAGATTTGTTTTGACGAAATACGTGCAATCATGCAGGATTTGGACCCGTCGGGAAGACTTTTCAGAGTGAACCGGGAAAAGGTAACGTTTAGAAAGTCCGGAAGAGATAGCTTAATTCAGTGCCTGACTGCAAACGCCAAGACCAAGGACGGTTTATTTGCGTCTTTGGTCATCATGGACGAATATGCACAAGCCCGCAATACGGCCGGCAAAAACGGAGCAGACTTAAAAAACGTACTCACTACATCGATGGGGCCAAGACGTGAGCCGCTGACAGTCATCATCACAACAGCGAGTGATGTCATAGACGGCCCGTTTGCCCACGAGTTGTCCGGTGTACTTTCTGTGCTTCGAGGCGAAACGGATAACGACAGAATGTTCGCTTCAATCTTTATGCCCGATGTTGACGACGCAGAAGATGACCCGCACACATGGGGCAAGGTACAGCCTCATTTAGGTATCACCATTCAGCCCGATTATTACGAAAATGCCTATTCGGAAGCATTGTTATCGGCTGAAAATATGCTCGCTTTCCGAACAAAACTATTGAATATTTTCACAATCAATGACGAGAAAACGTGGTTTACCTACGAGCAGGCAACGGCCCTTTGTGGAAGCTTCGATATTGACAACGTGGAGGGCAGGCCCGATTGTGCGGTGGCGTTCGACTTATCGGTGCATGATGATTTCAGTGCCGTATCATACACGCTTTATTCGCCTGCATCGAAACGCTTTTACAGTCACACGGATTATTACTTTCCCGACGGCGCATTGAAAGGACACCCAAACGAGCAGCTTTACCGTACATGGCACGAACAAGGCCACCTGAAACTATGCAAGGGCAACCGTATCGACGTGAAGCAGATAACAGAAGATGTCTTGAAACGTTCGAAGAAAGTAAATATTATTCGCATCGGCTATGATGCCTATAAATCGCAAGAACTTGTGAGCATTCTGTCGAGTGTCGGTGCACGGAATGTGCTTACACCGTTCAGTCAAACATTCGGAAGTTTCAATCTTCCCGTAGAGAGTTTCGAAATGCTTGCATACGACGACCCACCACGCATTACACTCAACAACAACCCTATCAACGTGTTCTGCCTGACGAACTGTGTCATCAGCGAAGATAATCTTGAAAACAAGAAGCCGCTGAAGCTATCGCAATATCGTAAGATAGACGGAACAATAACCATGCTGATGACGCTCGGGCTACTTTATTCGTACGAGCGGTGACATCTTCTGTTTTACTAAACAAACTTAAATCTAATGGCTTGAATGGTTAAAAACTATTTCAAAAAACCTTACAAGTAGAAAAATAGGTCTACAAGTAAAAATATCTAACATTTTGTAGATTTGGAGGCTATATGTAAACACGCTATCTTTGTGGCTAACAGTTAATTGTTTGTTGTTATTTAATTGTGATATGAGAGCTTGGGAAAAAATCAAGGTTTTCTTCGGTTTCAGTAGGGAAGCATCAGAAGAGGTCCGCAAGGGCAACACTGATGCTCCCTACCGCCCGGGCGATTATACACGCTTCTTTGATTTTTACGGGAACAGTACCGCGATGTCCGTGGCTACCGTATATCGTTGCGTAAAGATGTTAAGCGAGAGTGTCGCAAATCTGCCGATGCAATACATGCGGCTGAAAGACGGGATTTTCGTGGACGACCTTAATAACCGGCTATATTACCTAACCAACGTGCAGCCTTGCGAGACCAAGAGCGCATTTGATTTCTGGAAAGAGACTATCGAACAGGTATTGCTTCACGGAAACGCCTACATCGTACCCGTTTACAACATCGTGTCGCTTGATATTGACCGATTGGTACTCTGCGCACCGGGGACGGTAAGTCATGATGTTTACAATGATACATACCGTGTTTACGACACATTGAATGGTATCAATGATATATTTAGAGAGGGTGAGATTATCCATATCAAGAACCACACGGTCGATGGAAAGAATGGTATCAGTGTACTACAATATGCGAGGCTTACACTCGATATCGCAACGGCAGGCGACCGGGAAACTCTAAACCGCTTTGCCAACGGAGGTAATGTTCGTGGTATTGTCAGCAATGACAGGACTACGACGGGGTTTGGTGAGTATCAAGACAAAGAACTTGAGAAGACGGCGGAGAATATTGATGGGCGTTTCAGGGGAGGCGAGCGTATTGTCAGCCTGCCCGGTCAAGTTGATTTCAAACAGATATCACTCTCATCTACTGACATGCAGTTTTTGGAGAGCCGAAAGTTCACAGTTCGCGACATCTGTCGGTTTTTCGGCGTTCACCCATCGTTTGTTTTTGACGATACGAGTAATAATTATAAGTCGGCCGAAATGGCGAATGTGGCGTTCTTGTCAAACACACTGAACCCATTGCTTCGAAATATCGAAAATGAGTTTTTGCGTAAACTTATCGCTCCGCAGTTGAGCATGAAGCGGAAATTCGCATTTGACCGCAGGGCCTTATATGCATGTGATCTCGATAGCCGTGTGAAATATCAGACGGCGACGATAGCCGCCGGCATCTATACGGTGAACGATTGGCGGCGGGAAGAGAACCGCCCGGCGGTAGAGGGTGGCGACCGCGCGCTTGTATCGGCAAATCTCAAAGACATAACGGACAGCAGCTTTGCAATGGGTGCTGCAACTACACATACAAAACAAAAGAGCGACGAAGATGGAAAAGAATAAGACACAGGAAGTAAGAAGATTTTTAAGTACTCCCTCCCAGCTTTTCGTGAGAGAGAACACCGAAGACAACAATACCGGCAAAAGTCGTATTATTGCCGGTTATGCCGTGTTGTTTAATATACCGTCCGACCCATTATGGCGCGACGAAGACGGCGATGCTTGCGAAGTGATTGCGGCAACGGCGATAACCGAGGATTTCCTTAACCGCCAAGACATCAAAATGACGATGTTTCACGACCGCCAGCTGATGTTGGCCCGCAGCAAGAACGGCGAGGGCACACTATCTTATAAGGTTGACGAGAAAGGCGTATATTTCGAGTTTGAGGCCCCGAATACCGTTGACGGTGACAAAGCGTTGGAGCTCGTGCGCCGTGGAGATATCAGCGGGTGCAGTTTCGCTTTTGTCACTCGCTATTACGATAGCGATTTCGTAGAACGCAGCAGCGTGATAGACGAAAACAACCTCAATCACATAACCTACACCGTCAAGGCTATGACGGGGATTTATGATTTCACACTCGCAGCCGACCCCAGCTATCCCGATACCAGCGTGGAGGCGCGCGAATTGGTAAGTTCTTTACGGGAAACCGAGAGACCAGAAAACAACGGAAAGAAAGAGCGTGAAAAACAAGCGAAAGTATCTGAGCAGGTACGCGAAATGCGTAGTGCCGCAAAATATCGCATTTTATGATTTAATTACCAAATAAATTTTGAAAAGATGAAAAAAGAGAAAATTATTGTTCGCGAACTGATTGACAAGTATCAGCAGAATTGCGACAGAATTACCGAAATGGCTGATGCTTGTGAGAAAGAACAGCGTGAGCGCAACGAGAAAGAAAATGCCGAGTTTGAGACGCTTATGCGTGAGAACCAGCTTCTTCAAATGAAGATGCAGGCCGCAACGGCAGAGCATCTGCGCGAGAACCCCAATGCAAAAGAGGACGCTATCAAGATTATCCGAGAGAACGCAGCCGCAGGTCAGCGTACGGAAATCGTGATGCTCCGCGACCTCATGATGGTAAGCGACGTGCGTAACGGCTCAATCGTTCCCCTGAATATTCAGGAGATTTTGAAGCCTTTGCAGGAGGGCTTTATCCTTGACAAGCTCGGCTTGCCCATGCCTA